TAACTATGGCATATCCTACAGTTGACAAGCCGTATGGCTTGAAGCCGATCAATCTGATCGGTGGTCAGCCTTATGCCGGTTCCACCCGCCTAATGAAGATCGCTTCTGGCTATGCCACCAGCATCTACTACGGCGACGTGGTAAAGCGTGTGTCAAATGGTACCGTTGAGAAAGACACTGGTACCGGCACCGCTACGCCGGTTGGCATTTTCTTGGGCTGCACTTACACCAGCCCGTCCACAGGTCAGAAGCTGTTTGCCCAGTATTACCCGGCAAATACCGCAGCTTCGGACATTTACGCGTACGTGGTTGACGACCCCGACGTTCTGTTCAAAGCGGTGACTGTTTCGTCCGGCACAACTGTGGCTTTTTACGGTCCGCAGATTGTTGGCGAAAACGCTGTTCTGGTTCAGAACGCAGGCTCGAATACCACAGGTGACTCGGCTGTTGGTATCGTTGGTGGCAACACCGCTACCACGGCTTCGCTGCCAATTCGTATTGTTGATCTTGTTCCTGACACTTCCAATACCTCAAACGGCTATTGCGAGTTCATCTGCAAGTTCAACGCCCCGTACGCAGTGACCACCGTTACCGTTAATCTGGCTGGCGCTAACACCGCTACCACGACTATGACGGGCGGTCATCAGTACCTCAACCCGACAGGCGTATAAGGAGTCTGACAAATGGCTATTTCACGTGCACAACTACTGAAAGAGCTGCTGCCCGGCCTGAACGCCCTGTTTGGTCTGGAGTACGCACGCTACGGCGAAGAACACAAGGAAATCTACGAAACCGAGACTTCCGAGCGTTCGTTCGAAGAAGAAACCAAGCTGTCTGGCTTCAGTGCCGCACCGGTCAAGAACGAAGGTTCTGCGATTGCGTACGACAATGCACAAGAAGCATGGACTGCTCGTTATAACCACGAAACCATCGCTCAGGGCTTCTCCCTGACCGAAGAGGCGATCGAAGATAACCTGTACGACAGCCTGTCGTCGCGTTATACCAAGGCGCTGGCACGTTCGATGGCTTATACCAAGCAGGTCAAGGCAGCGGCTGTTCTGAACAACGGCTTCTCGTCCTCCTACACTGGTGGCGATGGCGTCGCGCTGTTCAGCTCGGCTCACCCGCTGGTATCTGGCGGCACCAACAGCAACATTCCGACGACTCCTGCTGACCTGAACGAGACTTCTCTGGAAGCCGCCGTTATTCAGATCGCAGCATGGACTGACGAACGTGGTCTGCTGATTGCTGCCAAGCCTCGCAAGCTGATCATCCCGTCTGCTCTGCAGTTCGTTGCTACCCGTCTGTTGGAAACCAGCCTGCGTGTTGGTACCACCGACAACGACATCAATGCCCTGAAGAACAACGGTTCCATCCCGGAAGGCTACGCAATCAACCACTTCCTGACCGACACGAACGCATGGTTCCTGACCACTGATGTTCCCAACGGCATGAAGCACTTTGTTCGTGTTGCCATGTCCACCGGCATGGACGGTGACTTTGACACCGGCAACGTGCGCTACAAGGCACGTGAGCGTTACTCGTTCGGCTGGTCTGATCCGTTGGGCATGTACGGCTCGCAAGGCGCGTAAGAGGAGGGGGGCTTTACGCCCCCTTCTTTGTAGGTTATAAAGCAGTATCTCCGGGAACTCCCGGTGTGGCATACAGCTCCCGGCTGATGACATGCAAATTGCCACGCTGAACTCGCATGTGAGGACAACTTAAATGGGCATCTCTACTACCCAAAGCATCTGGCGTTCGGGCGGCAACGACTCCACACGTCAAGCATATTGCGGCTCTATGGTTATGGCCGCTAATTTCTATGTTGCTAACGCCGCTGTTGCTGGCAATGTGGTCGTCGCTTCTGGCTCCACGACTCCCCTGATTCTCCCCGCTAACGCGGTTGTGACCTCGGTGATTATCACCAATGGTCTGACCAGCGGCTCGATGAATGTCGGCTACACCCTGATCGACGGTTCGGCTTCCAACGCTGCGTTTTATGTGTCGGCTCTGGCTGCTACTTCGGCCAAGACTGTGACTCCGGGCGCAACTGGTGCGGGCGCAGGTATTGGCACTGTTGCTGATGCAGATCAAAACATTACCATCACGACTGAGAGCGCAAGCTCGGCTGTGGGCGACGTCAGCGGTTACGTTACGTACTACATTTCTGACTACCTGCTCGGCCAGCAAAACGTCTGATAGGAGGCCATCATGGCTATGCAAACAGACGTTAAAGCCACGAGCATTAGTGCATCTGGCTTGGTGTACGAAGGTCGCACGCGGGTCAAGAGTGTACTCATTGGCCCCAGCGGAAGCGCAGGAAATGTTACGTTGGTGGATGGCGGCGCAAACGTGTTCGTCATCCCCACCACGGCAAGCGGTGAAACTTTCGCTGTGTTAATTCCTGATCAGGGCGTGCTGTTTCAAACAAATGTTTCAGCAATACTGGTCAACGCGACGTTAACGGTGTTCTATGGCTAAGTCCCCAGCATGGCAGAGGAAAGAAGGCAAGAATCCCAAGGGTGGCTTAAACGCCAAAGGGCGTGCCTCTTACAACGCGGCGAACCCCGGCAAACCGGGGTTGAAAGCACCTCAGCCAGAAGGGGGGCCACGGCGAGACTCTTTTTGCGCCCGTATGAAAGGGATGAAAAAGAAACTCACGTCGGCCAAGACTGCCAACGACCCGAACAGCCGTATTAACAAAAGTTTAAGGGCATGGAAGTGTTAACAATGACTCCCGAGATTGAAACGGCGCGTGAGCTAGCGACTCACGCGAATGACATCAAGCATTTGCAAGACGACATGGACTCCATGAAGGAGGACGTGGCGGCTATTCGCAAGTCGATCGAAGAGATCAATAAAACGCTTTCCGAAGCTAAAGGTGGTTGGAAAGTGTTGATGTGGGCTGGCGGTGCTGCTAGCGGCCTATCTGCGCTTGTTGGTTTTGTGTCCGGCAAGTGGAGCCATTAAGGAGTGGTTATGAAAAAGCGTAAAGTAAAACGGTTTGCTGAAGCTGGTGCGGTGGAGATTGAAGAACGCTCCACCTATTCGCCGGAAGCCGAGGCAGAAAAAAACGCTAAAGCACCTGATGACTACGCAGGAATGCTTAGCCGTGCTTCAAAGATGAAAAACGCAGAAGACACTTTTCGCAAAGGGCGGGCTTCTTCTGAAGAAAGCGCACCTGATAGTGTTGCTGGTAAAGGCGCAGAAAATCTCGCACTTAACGAAGCAGGCACAGGCGCTAAAAATCTAGCGCTTGAAAAAGCTCGTGCGGCTAAACCTCGTGCGGCTAAACCTCGTGCAGCTAAGGCAAGCCCTGTAAAAACAGGTTCAGGTGCCAGTGGTTTTCCTACCAGTGTTGGTATGGAGCGTGGTTCTGACGTCATGAGTCGTGGCCGTGCTAGCACCGATGGTTCTGGTTCGTCACCGTTGGAAAAGTACAAGCAGGACAAAGAAGCCAAAGCCACCCGCGATAAGCGCAAGATGGATTTAGCCGTTGAGCGTGTTAAAGCTGGTGTTGGGTACAAAAAAGGCGGTTCGGCATCTAGCCGCGGCGATGGTATTGCTCAACGTGGCAAAACTCGTGGAAAGATGTACTGATGCCAACCATCAGTAAAAAACAGGAACGGTTCATGCAGGCGGTTGCCCACAACAAGGACTTCGCTAAAAAAGTAGGCGTTTCACAGTCCGTAGGACGAGAATTCACTAAATCAGGAGGCGGTATGGCTGAGTCCAAAAAGATGGTTGGTAAAGAAGTTGCGTTCATGAAGAAAAAGGGCGCACCAAAATCGATGATCAAACACGAGGAGTCGGAGATGAAAGGCATGAAGAAAGGCGGCATGGCTAAATACGCCAAAGGCGGCATGACCGCATCGAAGATGGGCGCAGTCAAGACTGCTGCACCTAGCCGTGATGGCGTTGCTACCAAAGGCAAGACCAAAGGCACAATGGTCACGATGGGTGGCAGCACCGGCATGAAAAAAGGCGGCATGGCAAAAATGCGCTACGGCGGCAAGGCTTGCTGAGATGAGAGCCTCACGCGGCATGGGTTGTATTAACCCTTCCAAGATGCCCGGCGCAAAAACAAAAGCGCGCCGGGATGATACTGACTTTAAGCAGTACAAGGAAGGCGGCAAAGTCTCGAAGGTTAACGAGGCTGGCAACTACACCAAGCCGGGTATGAGGAAATCATTATTTGAGAGCATCAAGGCTCAGGCGGTGCAAGGCACTGCCGCAGGCCAATGGTCGGCAAGAAAAGCACAGCTGCTGGCAAAGAGGTACAAAGCAAAAGGCGGAGGTTATCGTGGCTAGTAAGTTTCCTGATTTGACCGGCGATGGCAAAGTAACGCAGGCTGACGTTTTAAAAGGCCGTGGTGTTGAAGGCATGAAAAAGGGCGGCTCCACAAAAAAGTGGATTCAGTCCGCTATTAAGAAGCCCGGTGCTCTGCGTGCTCAGCTTGGTGCAAAGGAAGGCAAACCCATACCTGCCAAAAAGCTGGCAGCAGCGGCCAAGAAGCCCGGTAAGATGGGGCAGCGTGCTCGTCTGGCGCAGACTTTGAAGAAGATGAAGTGAGATGAAGAAGCGCAAGAAATTTGACGATGGTGGGTCAGTGATGGATAAGCCATCACGGGATATGCGCGACCCAGCATGCCGCCGTCAGTTAGAGCGCGAACAGGCGTTGGAAACTTCAGCGCCAGAATTGATGCTGATTGGTCCCGGTGGCGCAGCAAGAGAATTGAAAACCCTTGTTGGAACCCCAACGAAGTTTCGAGGAGTTACTCCTGAAATTGGTTCGGCAACCCCACGAGCATTGCACAGAAAGAATCTTAAAGACCTCAAGTCTTTTGATGATATGACGTTCGCCGAAAAAAAGGCGTTGGCAAGAAGTACAACAAATGCGCAAATGCAGGCAATTAGAGATAGCCTTCAAAAAAGCAGGAGTGCACCGGAAGAAAAGTTGAAGAGAGTGGTGGGCGACGTAATAGGAGGCGCAGCGCGTACTGCTGGCTATGAAGCGTTGGTTAACAGAAAAAAAGGTGGTGTTGTGAAGTCAGCATCATCTCGTGCAGACGGTATAGCACAGCGTGGTAAAACACGAGGTAAGATGAAATGAAGGCACCGCAGCAAAGCCTGAAGTCTTGGACAGAGCAGAAATGGCGGACAAAAAGCGGAAAGCCATCGTCAAAGACCGGAGAGCGCTACCTCCCGGAAAATGCGATCAAGGCGCTAAGCCCAGCCGAGTATGCCGCCACGACGAAGGCAAAGCGTGCAGGGAAAAAGGCCGGGAAGCAATTTGTTAAACAGCCCAAGGGCATAGCACAGAAAACCGCAAGGTTCAGGTAATGGCGTACACCACAGACACCACTGACTTCAACCCGACCCTCAACGATTATTTCGAAGAGGCGTTTGAGCGTTGCGGCATTGAGATGCGCACTGGCTACCACTTCAGGACTGCCAGACGTAGCCTCAACTTGCTGATGAACGAGTGGGCAAACCGGGGTGTGAATTTGTGGACGATCGAGCAAGGCTCGATCAACATGGTGCAAGGACAGACGACCTATGATCTCCCTGATGATACTGTTGACCTACTTGAGCATGTTATTCGTACACAAGCTAATGACGTGCCCAACCAAACTGATCTGAACATCACGCGTATCTCTGTCTCCACATACTCGACTATCCCGAACAAGCTGGCACAGGGCAGGCCGATTCAAGTGTGGATTAACCGCCAAAGCGGTCAAAGAAGCGGGTCCAACACAGCGACCCCCACGCATCCTCAGATCAATGTCTGGCCTGCGCCAGATCAGGGTACGGAGGCTAATCCGTACTACGTGTTTTATTACTGGCGTCTAAGGCGCATATACGACGCTGGCAACGGTGTGAATGTCATGGACATACCGTTTCGTTTTACCAATGCGCTGGTTGCGGGGTTGGCGTACATGTTGTCGATGAAGCTCCCCGGAGCAGAGCAGCGCGTACAGATTTTAAAAGCACAATACGATGAAGCGTGGGATTTGGCGTCTGGTGAAGACCGCGAAAAAGCCGCTGAACGTCTTGTGCCACGGCAGATGTTTATTACATAATGGGTAACAGGTTTTCATCTGGCCGGTTCAGTATTGCAGAGTGCGATCGATGTGGTCAGCGCTACAAACTGAAAGAGCTAAAGAAGCTGGTCATCAAAACCAAGCAGGTGTCGATTTTAGTGTGCCCGACCTGCTGGGAGCCTGATCAGCCACAGTTGCAGTTGGGTATGTATCCCGTGGACGATCCGCAAGCCGTACGCGAGCCGCGCAGGGACAACAGTTATATTCAGTCCGGCTACGACGGGCTGCAGATTTTGGCAAATACCTCGCCGGTTATGCTATCAGACGGAACACCGTCAGGCGGCAGCAGGATTATCCAGTGGGGCTGGGCACCGGTAGGCGGAGCAAGGTCAGATGATGCGGGACTGACGCCAAACTATCTGGTGGCACAGACAACTGTGGCAAATGTAACAATTAATTAGGAGCGCAGCATGGACAAGATGAAACAGGTGGCACGAGCTGAAGTGAAGGCGCATGAGAAGCGCATGCACAAAGGCAAAGGCATGGCAAAAGGCGGTGTGACCACCGACCAGATGAAAAAGCTTGGGCGCAATCTCGCCCGTGTTGCCAACCAGAAAACCGGCTAAGGAGCAGACATGGCTAAGAACGGAATCAAGCAGGTGATGGCAACTGCTTCAAAAGCAGAGTCTGGCGCTAAACGTCTGACGCAAATCAACCCTTCCGTTGATGGCATCAGCAAGGGTAACTATCCCGAAGTCAAGACTTCCGGCATCAAGATTCGTGGCACCGGCGCTGCAACCAAGGGCGTTATGGCACGTGGACCGATGGGCTGAGCATGACGTACACAGAGCTGGTTAACGCGATTCAGGAGTACACGGAGAACTACGAAGCGACCTTCGTAGCGAATATCCCTGTCTTCATCAAGCAGACAGAAACGCGTGTTTATAACGCTGTCCAGCTCCCATCTATTCGTCGTAACTCCACCAGCATTTTGTCTGCCGGGGACAAATACCTTCCTGCCCCAAACGATTTCTTGTCTGTGTACTCTTTTGCCGTGATTGAAAACTACGGCACCGCCAACGAGCGCTATTACTACTTGCTGAACAAAGACGTGAACTATCTGCGTGAAGCGTACCCCACGCCTGCTGATACAGGTCTGCCTGCTTACTACGCGATCTTTGGTCCGACCGTGGCAGGTAACGTCACGTATGACGAGTTAAGCTTTATTCTTGCTCCCACCCCTGATGCTGGCTACACGGTAGAGTTGCATTATTACTACTATCCTGAGTCAATTACGGTGGCGGCTGACGGTCGTACATGGTTGGGCGATAACTATGACCCGGTGCTGTTGTACGGCTCGCTGCGCGAGGCTTATTTATTCATGAAAGGCGAACAAGATTTGATCGCCAACGTGGAGCAAAAGTACAATGAGGCACTGGCAGAGCTGAAGCGTCTGGGCGATGGTCTGGAGCGGCAGGATGCCTACCGTAGTGGTCAGGTCAGGGTGCCGGTGACGTAATGACAATACGCCAAGGATTAACGACAAGCTTCAAGCTTGACATGCTAAATGGTACGCAGAATGTTGCGTCTGATTCGCTGAAGATGGCGCTGTATACAGCGTTTGCTGACATCAACGAAAACACGACTGCGTACACAAGCACAAACGAAATAACTGGAACAGGGTATACCGCTGGAGGGCAGGCGCTATCAAACGTAACAATACAGTCAACCAGCAACGGCACTGTGTACGTGAGCTTTAGCAACCCGGTGTGGAACCCAGCGCAGTTTACGGTACGTGGAGCACTGATTTATAACACCAGTAAGAGCAACGCTTCAATAGCTGTACTGGATTTTGGTTCGGATAAGACACAGGCAGGCAACAACACCTTTACTGTGACCTTACCCCCTGATACAGCGTCCAGTGCGCTGATTCGCATTAACTGAGGAGTCATCATGACTATTGAAAAATCGAAATCCAGCGAAACCGTCAGCGGCGCTGTGGCACGCAAAACTGGTTTTGTTGAAGGTATGTCCGCAGGCGGTGTGTTCACCGTTACCTGCTATGACAGCGAAGGCAATCAGAAGTGGGTGGATATTGCTCCCAACCTCGTGGTTAACACAGGTCTGCAGGACATGAACACCAAGTACTTCTCTGCCAGTGGCTACACCGCCGCATGGTACGTCGGTTTGGTGGGCAACACGTCGTCAAACACCACATTCTCCGGTGGTGACACATTGGCTTCGCACGCAGGCTGGGAAGAAAACAGCAGCTACTCCGGCAACCGCAAGGCCGCTACGTTTGGTGCAGCTACGCTGGCTGACCCGTCGAACATCAACAACGCATCGTCCACTGCGTCGTTCACCATGAACGCTAATGCAACGATTTCTGGTGCGTTCTTGGCTAACGTGGCTACTGGCACTTCTGGCCTGTTGTTCTCGGTGTCTGACTTCCAATCGCCCGGCGACCGTCAGGTTGTTTCTGGTGACGTGCTGAACGTGACGTATTCGTTCAACCTTGATGCGTCGTAATAGGAGACAGTCATGTTCAAAAAAGGCGACGTGGTTAAGCTGAAGGTAGTAACGCCGCAAGGCGCAATTGCCAAGATGCGTATGGATGACGATGGTGCTGTGTGGTGCCTGCTTGAGTGGACTGCCGAAGACGGTCAGGTTCAGTCACGATGGTTTCCTGATGTAGAACTGGAAGCTGTGGAGTAATGTGTGGCCCAAGTCGATGGAGGCTATAGCAGCGGTACATGGGGCGAGGCCGGGTGG